CCGGGGGCGAAGGGAGCAGTGCCGACCAACGCTCAGTTAGCCTACATTCATGAGACCGGTAGTCCGGCTCGCAACATCCCGGCTCGGCCTTTTTTGCGTCCTGGTATGAGGGATTCGCAAAATCGCTGGCAACCCATGTTGGATCAAGCGGTGACTGCCGCGCTCAAGGGCGACGAAGCTGGAATTGACAAGGCGCTTCATCGGGCGGGCATCATCGCGGTGGCAGCGGTCAAGCAGACGATCGTGGCAAAGATTCCTCCGCCGATCAAGCCTGCGACGATGGCGGCGCGGCGGCGTCACCGAGGCGGCGGTAAAAAGAAGCGAGAAGCACGGGCCGAGTACCGCGAGTTCTACAAACAGTATAGAGCCGGGGCGGCAACCATGGATATGTCATCAGTGACGCCTTTGGTTGACACCGCTCAATTGTTGAACAGCATTACGTACGTGATCAGGAAGTGACATGCCGACGTTAGATGTCGCGGATGCCTTTGACCCGTCATTCATGGATAGCTTCATCGTCATTCGGCGGACGGAAGCCATCAACCAATATGGTCGGGTGATAACGACCGAGCAGCGTTTCAATTCAACCGGTGTCGTGACTGCAACTGGGCCTGATGATTTGCAGCGGTTGCCCGAGATGCAGTACATGAATAAGGCGATCACGATCTACACCCGGTTCAAAATCCAAGGCCCCTCGGACGGTTATCAGGCAGATTTTATCCTGTGGCACGGCTCGCACTTCGTAGTGCAGACCCTGGATGATTATTCGGGATACATCAACGAGCAGGGCTTCGTTACGGTCAATTGCACTTCGATTGAAAATCTCGACCCGGCTCCGCTGATGCCGGACCCTGTGGGTAGCGCCTAATTTTTGAGGAGTACGACATGCACCAATATGTACGGGCCGCCATTCAGCGTCATGCGGACTACCATGCGGCAGTGGCCGAGTATTACGGTGGGAAGGCCGCCAACGGGGGTGGGGAGGGGCATGCTACCCCTATGCCGCCACCGGAGACGCCTATATCCGGAGGGCGGCGGAGAGGCACGGGAGGGGCATCGACGGCGGCGGGGCCGTTGCCGGATGGCGTGCCGTCCGCCGAGGCCCTCGCGCGGCTGATCGAGATGCATGAAGGGGCCAGCAAGGACTTGTTGGCGTTATTGGCCGATGATCCGCCGCAGGCGATCGTAAGGCAGCGCCGGTCGCCGCCGGTCGCGCGCATGCCGATCCCTGCCGGTGCGCGCTCCAGGGGTAGGGTCCAAGTTCACTGATGGCTTTCGCCACTGATACCCGTTTCGCGGGGTTTCTCGGGCCGCAGGCTTCACCGCAGCCTGCGGTCGATGATGCGTGGGAAAATTTTCTGCACGATGTCATCGCCGGGATTACCGGACTGGATCCGATGTTGGTTCGCCCACGCTGGCAGCCAGAACCGCCGGATATGCCTGACTTTGATGTTGACTGGATGGCGTTCGGCATTACCGATGCTCAGTTCGACTTTGAACCGGCGCTGGTCCAATATGATGACGGCAACAGTGGTCATGGGCAAGAGCTGCTGCAGGAACATGAAGTCGACACTGTCATGTGTTCGTTTTACGGCCCGAATGGTGGGAGGTATGCGAGTTATCTGCGGCGTGGCCTCTTTATTTGGCAGAACCGGGCGGTATTGCGGGCTAATGCTTGCGGCATAGTCGAGATCGCGACGACGAACCGCGCACCGGAATTCATTCGCGAACAGTGGCTGAACCGGATCGACATGAACGTCATCCTGCGTCGTGAGATTCGTTACCTATACAATGTAAACAACATCGTGCGGGCGGTTGGCACGATGATCGGCAATGGTCCTGATTACACTATCGAAGTGGACATCGACACCGATAACGTTCCCCATCCTGAGGAGTACTGACCATGCAAGGCTTGAGCGTTTCGCGCGTAGTCGATGTCGAAGTGAGCTTCGCGCCGATCGCTGCGCCATTGTCCCGGTTCGATACTCTGCTGATCATGGGTGATAGCTCGGTGGTCGACACTGGTGAGGCAATCCGCGAGTACAACACGATCGAAGAAGTTGCGGGCGATTTTGGCACAACGGCACCGGAGTATCAGGCCGCTGTGTTATTCTTCTCTCAAGTGCCGCAACCGACCACGTTGTTCATCGGCCATTGGGCGCGCACTGCGACTTCGGGGCGGTTGACCGGCGGCATCGTGCCGCTGGATGAGCAGCAAATGACGCTGTGGAATACTGTAGCAAACGGTTCATTCGGCATCGCAGTCGATGGTGCAGCGCTCCAGCAGGTCGTTGGCGTCGATCTGTCGCTGGCGACCAATCTCAACGGGGTAGCGACACGGATCAACACTGCTTTCACTGCCGCGACGCCGCCGATTACTGCCGTTTGCACCTGGAATGGTTCTAACTTCCTGATCGACAGTATCACTCAGGGGGCGATCTCCAACGTCAGTTTCCTATCATCGCCGACCGGGCTTGGCACTGACATTTCGGGGCAAATGCATCTGTCGGCGGCGACAGCGGTGCGCAGCACTACAGGTCTCGGGGCAGAGACGCCGGTTGCTGGTGTGGCGCGGGTCGATGGGCGCGGCTGGTACTCTCTGATGTTCGCGGCCAGCGTCGGGCTGACCGATGCCCAGCGCATCGCCATCTGCGGCTACATCGAATCGTCTGCCGATAAACATCTCTACGGCATTACTACCAATTCGGCGGCGGTACTCGACCCGACCGATACGACCGACATTGCTAGCCAATGTTCACTGGCTGATTACACCCGGACGGTCATTCAATACTCCAATACGCCGCATGCGATCGCCAGTTTCTTTGGCCGGGCGCTGACTACGAACTTCGAGGGATCGAACACTACGATCACCATGAAGTTCAAGACGGAGCCAGGGGTGATACCGGAGTTGTTAACGGCGACGCAGGCCACTACTATCGCGGGCAAGCGCTGCAACGTCTATGTCCAGTATAACAACGGCACGGCGATCATCGAAGAAGGCGTCATGAGTGGGCGCGCCTATTTCGATGAAATGCACGGGCTGGATTGGCTGGCGAATCGGGTGCAGACCGACATCTACAACGTGCTGTATCAGTCTCCCAAAATCCCGCAGACTGACCCTGGCATTCACGTGTTGGTGGCGACCGCTGATGGCGGATTGTCGCAGGGCGTTACCAATGGGCTGGTGGCACCGGGCCGCTGGACCGCGCCGGGCTTCGGTGAGCTGGCAACGGGCGACCTGCTGGCGAGCGGCTGGTATTGCTTCGCCGCCTCGGTCGACAGTCAGGACGCGGCACAGCGCGAGGCCCGCATCGCTCCGATGATCCAGATCGCGGTGAAGCTGGCGGGCGCGGTGCACTTCAGTGACGTATTGATTAACGTCAATCGATAACGGCGGGCGTAGCTCAGACGGTAGAGCGTTCGGTTGTGGTCCGGGAGGTCGCGGGTTCGAATCCCGTCGCTCGCCCCAAGTAGGAGAGGGAAGCTATGGCGACTTATGCGTTCCAAGATAACATGTGCTCCATCTCGGGGCCGAATGGTGCCTTCAGCATGGGGGCGGGTGCCGGTGACGCGGAAGGCGGCATTTCGGTGGTGATGACTGAAGACAAGTCCACCATGACGATCGGCGCGGATGGCGTGGTCATGCACTCGCTGCACGCGGGCAAGAGCGCGACGGTGACGGTGCGCTTGCTCAAGACTTCACCGACCAATGCGCTGCTGTCGGCCATGTACGCCAGTGACTGCGCAAATTCTCAAAACTTTGGCAATAACACCATCTCGATCCGCGACATGGCGCGCAACGACGTCATTGTTTGTCAACAATGCGCGTGGGCGAAGTTTGCCGATGTCACCTACGCGAAGGAGGGCGGTGAAATGACGTGGACTTTCCACGCCGGTATCGTCGACTTCATTCTCGGCACCGGGCTAGCAACGGCGACAGGCATCGCTGCTTAGAGGTGAATTATGCAAGAGATTGAGATTGAAGATCACCGGTATCGCACCGGCAGACTCAATGCCTTTCAGCAGTTCCATTTGTTCCGTAAACTCATGCCCATCCTCTCGGGCATGGGGGCGACATTTTCTGATCTCCCGGCGGCACAGACTGCCGACGTGGAGATGGACACTGCCTTCTGGGGGGCATTGGGTCCTGCTGCCACTGCTATCGCCGAAATGTCGCAGGAGGACAGCGAGTACATCCTCCAAACCTGCCTCAAGGTTTGCTCGGTCTGGAATGGGCAGAGTTGGGTGCGCATCACCACACCCAGCGGCGAGTTGATGTTCGAAGACATCAACATGATGGTGATGTTGCGGCTTACTTTCGCGGTGATGCAGGATAACCTGCAGAGTTTTTTCAGCGCACCCCTGCCCAGCGGTTCGGTAGCAGGGGAGACGGCTCAAGTTCTAGCGTACCCCTCGTCGCAATGAATGACGAGGAAGATTGGGTGATGCGGCCAGCAATTGAAGGCGTCTGTCGGTATGAGTCGCTAATCGACGGGACGCTGGATCTCGTTGATGTTGCTCGCATGAATGAAGCACTAGATGTGCGAGCGGAAAACCGTGCCCGAGTTGATGAGTCGATGCGACAGGATTAAATGGCAGGCACCGTCCTTCATGAATTTTTAGTAAAACTAGGCTTCGTCACTGACGCGGCTTCGGCGAAGCGTTTCGATGACACCATCAAGTCCGGTGCCGCTCAAGTAAAGGCGTTCCAACTCGCATTGGTTGGTCTGGCGACCGGCGTCGAGGAGGCCATCCGGCGGACCCTTCGATCATTCGATCAGCTCTACTTTACTTCAAAGCTGACCGGGGTACCGGCTAAACTGCTGGCTGATCTGACCTATGGCTTGAAGGCTATCGGCATCGATGCCCAAAGGGCAATCTCCGGTATCGCTCAGGCGATGCGCGAGCCAGCCACCGCAGGTCTCATTACTGCATTGGTCGGCCAGACTAATAATGCCGGTGAGGCCTTCCTCAAGCTGGCTCATCGCTATGCTCTGGCGATCAAGACGGCGGGCGGTGAACAGAGTCAAGCGGCACTTGCTCTTAAGTATTCAATGTCGCAGATCCCTGGTGTGGATTTTGAGGAAATCCGCAACGCTGCGATTAACGAAGAGATCATGATCAAGGCGATGGAGACGCGGGCGCGCGTCGCCAAGCGCTTTCATCTCGATGACCAGAAAGCGGCGGAGAATGCACAGAAAGCGCAGTCGGCGTGGAATGAGTTCTCACTGACGATTGCGACTGGTATCGGAAAACTGATATCGGATAACTTCGATAGCATCGAGGAAATCTTCGAAAGCCTGTCGAAGTGGATGCAGAACCCGTCGTTGGTCTCTGCATTGGAGGGCATCGGACATGCTCTCAAGAAAGCCTTCATCGGGGTTGGCACCTTCATCTGGAATGAACTCCGGGCGGTCGACTGGCGCTATGTCTGGATACAGCTCAAAATCGGGCTGCGCGACATTGGGAAGTGGATTTGGGACACTG